GCGCCAGCAGCAAGTGCGCCGCCGCCAATTTCGTTGGGAATATCTTTATTTCCGTACATAGCTCTATCAAAAGGTTTTAACATCATACCCGCAACAGGACTAAGATCTGGTGTGCTATAATCCGGATTATAGTCAGTAGACAGATTTGATGGCATCGGTAAGAACACTGATCCGCCGTTAATTTTGAACGAACCTGCAACATTGGCTAATGTTTCTAAGCCTGGAAAAGGTATGCCTGTAGTTTCTTGCGCTTCGAATGAAATCCAATGATCGTTGTTTGCAAGATCATCTGGAAATGTTAAGTTAGCGCCACTGAACGGATCCGATCTATTCTTATCGCCGCCGCCTAGCAATCCAGCCAAAGCAACCCCCGCACCAATAAGCGCACCAATACCTGCAGCCCTAGAAAGGCCGCTCATAGCGATCCTATTTGATGCTAAATTTTTGATTCCTGAACTTGGAGCAGGTATTTTTGCCATGAAGCACTCCTTATGCTGTTACTTATTTATATCGAATACATAGATACTATGGCAGCATATAAAGGACGTTTTCAACCTAAAAATCCTCAAAAGTATAAAGGAGATCCTACTAAGATCGTCTATCGATCATCTTGGGAACTTCGATTCATGGGATATCTAGATTCGAATCCTAACATCATACAGTGGGCTTCAGAAGAAGTTATTGTTCCCTATAAATCTCCGCTCGACGGACGATGGCATCGATATTTCCCCGACTTCATTATTAAGATGAGGGATAAAGAGGGAAAGATCAGCGTCAAGATGATCGAGATCAAACCTCGAGCGCAATCAGTCCCACCAAAAATTAAGACAAATGGATCTAAGCCAACGAAGAAGTATCTTCGTGAGGTGGCTACGTATGGAATAAATATAAGCAAATGGGAAGCTGCTAAAGAATATTGTGCTGATCGTGATTGGCAGTTCGTAGTGCTCACCGAAAAGGAATTGGGAATTTAATGCCTGCGTACATATTCGATAGAATGCTTAAGAAGGGAATGACCGCTGGAGTTTCGCCTTCTATAAAGCGCGACTCTAGAGAATGGTTTCGTCAACAAGCTAAAACTATGGGTAATGCTAGCCCTACACGAATGATCAAAAGTCAAGCTTCGCGTTTGACAGATAAGCCGATGCTAGGTCGTATGTATCTATTTGAGTATGATCCTAAGGGTAAAAAGACTCTCCCGTACTATGATAGATTTCCGCTCATTTTTCCTATTGACTCTAGCAGAACTAATGGATTCGCAACAAACGGCGCATCGTTTTTAGGAATCAATCTGCATTATCTTCCGTTACCGCTTAGAGCTGCTTTGATGGATGCTCTGTACGATTCCGCTTCAACAAAAGAACTTGATGAAAATACACGACTGAGGATTTCATATAATATACTCCAACAAGCATCTAGATATCGTTTTTTTAAACCGTGTATCAAAAGATACTTGGTATCGCAAGTTCGTTCTAAATTCTTTTATATAGAACCTAGCGAATGGGAAATGACTTTGTTCTTGCCTCTTGACAGATTTGTAGGCGCAAATAAAAGTCGCATCTATGCGGACAGTCGCAATAGGATTTAACAATGCCATTTAACGTAGCTGATTTTTCTTCTGTAATTAGTGACACGGGGATTGCACAAACTTCGCAATTCGAAGGATACATTATCGGAGGACCTGGTTCGTACAGTAGAAATGGTGTTTCTTCAACGAATGTTCTTAGGAGATTTGGTCTAGATGAAGGTATGCAATTTCGTATAGAATCTTTGAATATACCCGGAAGAACGCTCACGACGTTTGATCAAAATTATCACGGACCTGCTCGTGCTATTCCTTATAGATATTCGCAACAGCCAGTTTCGTTTAGCATCATTCTCAGTAAAGACATGCGCGAGCGCGAAGTCTTTATGCGCTGGCAAGATTTCCTCGTAGGTCACAATCGTTCTAATCACGAACGTTCAAATATTGTTGCTCCGTTTGATGCGAAATACTATCAAGATGGAATCGGCACGATTAAAATCGTTCAGTATTCCTATCCTATAATAGATCGATTTTCTCAAGGGCCCGGGCAGGAATACAAAATACATACAGAAATCGTATTGCACGAAGCTTATCCGATAGCTGTTAATGATATTCAAATGGCTTGGGGTGATGAGGGATATGGTAAGCTGCAAGTAGAAATGAGATATTTCTATACGACAGAAATCAACAACACATTCCCTGATAGATTTTTTTCTCAAAGAGAAGCTAGTAAAAGAAATACTTAAACAACATGAGGTGAATTATGGCATTACCTAAAATTGCAGTCGCGCGATTTGGTCTGGAACTCCCTTCTTCTTCGAAAAGAATTCAATATAGACCATTCTTGGTTAAAGAAGAAAAAGTATTATTGATGGCTGCACAATCGGAAGATTCGTTGGCTATGATTGAAGCGGTGAAAGATGTTATCAATGCTTGCACTGATGACGTAGACGTAAATGTTATTCCGTATTTTGATCTGGAGTATTTGTTTTTAAATATCCGAGCGAAATCTGTTGGTGAAATCGTAAAGCTAGAATATCGTCACACTGGTGGTGTGAATTATAGTGGAATATCATGCGAAGCTGTTACGCCTGTTGAAATCAATTTAGAAAATGTTAAGATAGAAAAAGATCCGGAACATACTGCGAAGATACAGATTGATGATAAACTTGGGATGGAAATGCGCTATCCTACGATTAATGATATCAAGACGATAAGTGAAGGTAGTGATGAAATTTCTATGTTAGCCAAATGCATTTTATCTGTCTATGATAATGAAAATGTTTATGAACCAGATAATCTAAATGATGCTATCTCATTCATTGAATCATTGAATAACAGTCAATTTGCTAAGATCATGAAATTTGTTAACACTATGCCAAAATTGAAACATACTTTTAAGTACAAGTGCGTGGGATGTGGTCAAGAAGATACTGTTGTATTAGAAGGGATGTCTGATTTTTTTTAATAATCCTCTCTCATAATACACTAGCGAATTATTACCAGACTAACTTTTCGTTAATGCAGTATCACAAATATTCATTAGGTGACATAGAAGGTATGATTCCGTGGGAGAGGGATATCTATGTGAAAATGCTTGTGGAGTATCTAGAGAAGTTAAAAGAAGAACAAGAAAAACAAAGGTAGTAAATGGCTAAGGAAACTAGAATCCAAGCTGGAGCGATCGGAGATTCAAAATACTATTACGCGAGTGATGGTACGATCGTTGATGAGGCGGGAAAACCGGCTCCAGCTAAATTCGCTAATATGTTTCCCCCTATGCCAAAAGACGAACCTGTAACGAAACAACGTCGTTCGCTGAAAGAACTCGCGGGAAAGATAGGTAACAGTAAATACTTCTTTCAGCCCGATGGCACCGTTGTTAACGAAGCGGGAGAACCTGCGACTGAAAAATTACAACAGATATTTTCCAAGCGCGAAGAGCTTCAGAAAAACTTACCAAAGTTTAATAAGCTATCTGATGCACCAGACGAAAAAACTAATGTTGATCAGTTAGAAACTGCATTTACAGATACTATACAAACAGCATCAAAAATAGTAAAAGTTAACGAATTATCATTTAGAAAAATGCCTATCGCGCTCGATGGTATGCGAGGAATCGTTAAAACTTTATCCGAGCAAAATTATCTCATCATTCGTAAGATGATGCAGCAAAATGATGAATTCCGAGATAAAATCGTTGAGCAAATCACGGGAGTCAAGGGACCATCAAAATCCGGTGGCGCTGTTACTAGACCTACTCGCGGACCTATGCCCGTATCTGGATCTAGAGCTGCTAAAGCTACAGCTGTAAAATCAAAGATAAGAAGATCCGAAGAAACTAAATCCACTAGATTTAGAGATACTCGCAGAGCAGAAGTTGAAGCTAGAGCTTCTAGAATAGCTACTATTAGAGCTAAAAGGAATATAGTATTAGGAACAGCTGCTGCGGCTGCTGGTGTAGCAGCTGGTGCTGGATTAGTACTCGGAACAAATTATTTAGGTGGCGGACCGGCTGCTGCTCCTGGTGGTGCACCTGGTGGTGGTCCGGGTGGTACTTCTAGTATAGGAACATCGCCTGTTTCGGGTATGGTGACAATTAAAACTGTTTCTGGTAAGTCGTTTGTTGTAGCCGAGCAATATGCGCAAAACTTCAAGGGATTCGTAGATGAGCTTGAAGCAACTGGATATAAGATTAATAGTATTGGTGGATATGCTAATAGAAATATCGCAGGGTCCAATCAAAAGAGTTTTCATTCGCTCGGTGTAGCGATTGATATCAATCCTTCATCGAATCCTCATTTGTTTGACGGACGTCTTGTTACTGATATGCCTCCTAATATCAGCGGGATGGCGCGCAAATATGGATTAGGATGGGGTGGAGACTGGCGTTCATCCAAAGATGCTATGCACTTTTCTATTGCTTCTGCTGAAGGTGGTTCATTAGCTATAGATCGTTCTGGAGTGTCTCCATTGCCAGGTGCACCGCAGATAGCTGGAGCGGATTCGAGATTACCGATCGGGGGCGGTGGGCCTTCTCGAGTTGGATCGGCTACTATTGCTGCTGCGCCTAGCACAATTCCTGGTACTGGTATGGGTTCCCCTTCGGGACGTATCGCTGGTGGAGAATCTTTCGATTCTCAGGCGCCTGCGTTAATGTCCAGACTACAATCAGATTTTGGTTTGACTCGCGAACAAGCAGCAGGCATATTAGGTAATCTCGGGCACGAGTCTGCTGGATTGCAAGCAGGCATACAAGAGCGCGGAGTTACTAGAGGACGTGGTGGACTCGGATGGGCCCAGTGGACTGGTCCGCGTCGCAGATCTTTTGAAGCATATCTCGAAAGGACCGGGCAATCTGCAACAGACCCAGAAGCTAATTATGGGTTTATGAAGGAAGAACTCAATACAACACATAAGCGTTCACTGATTGAATTAAAAAAGACTAATGATGTTCAGAGCGCAATGATGGTGTTTGAGAAGCACTACGAAGCTGCTGGTGTTAAGCATTACGAAGGAAGAATGCGTTATGCTCAACGCGCAATGGATCTCACTGGCGGAACAATAACAGCAGCGACTCCATCAATACCAGTAGGAGGCGGAGGTCCGGCTGCATCAACTGTTGGTCCACAAGCAGCACCAGAAAGAGTTGCTACAGGAACAGGTGGAGTAGGAGGACTAGCAGGCGCTGGTGGACAGAATCCGGTGTCTGGAGCGACTCCTCCTCCCAATGTTACCTTAGGTAATAACGTAGACGTTTCTCAAGTAGATCCCGATTTGCTTCAGAGATTTTATCAAGCTGCTCAAGAATATGGTAAGCCTGTTACCATCAATTCCGGATATCGTGGGGATGACTATCAAGCTGAACTTTGGGTTCGTGCGAACATATTTCGTGAGCCTGGAATTTACTCTCCAGCCAAACCGCGCAACACTACGACGATTACCTATCAAGGAAAACAATACACTGTAGAAGGCGGCGGAAGGGGTAGCGCGCACGGGAGAGGACAAGCTCTCGACGTGTCTCCTGGTCCAGCTCTAGATCCATTCTTACGTGCGCAGGGATTACATCGTCCGCATGCTGCGTTTGATCCGCCGCACGTTCAGAAGATTGGTGGAGAAGAATATGCAGCTGCTTCACAAGCGCCTGCGGGGACTCCACAAGCAACTACGCCAAGATTACCTACGGGTGGAGGTGGTCCGCCACCGTCAGCAGCTAGACCTCAGGCTGCTCCTGCTCTTGCGCCACTGCAACAATCGCTCGCAGCTCTATCTCAACGAAATGCTGTTCAGGAATCTGCTGGACAAGGAGAAAGAGAAAGATTAATTATAGTGAACAATGACAGAACGGTTAACAATACAAGAACAATCTATCAGCGACCATCGTACAGCCCTTCAGCCCCAAGAGCGGAAACAGTAAATCCTCTTGCTCTTGCTGGTGTTGTTGCGGGATTAGGTTTAGCTAGAGCTCTGAGGATCTTTTAATGGCAATCGCAAATCTCGTATCATCAAGCCAGCAAAGATCAGCAAACGATCCTGCTATGACTACGTCATTCCGCAAATCAAATGCAAATGCTAATCTAACAAAGAAATCTAATATGTTTGGTGATATGTTTATTATCAATAGCATAACATCGATGAATAGTTTAGGATCGCAGTTAAACTCATTATACGAGTTATCCAATAAACTAGTTCTAGCGATCAACTCTCTCATTAAAGATATCAAATTAACTCAGAAAGATATTCTATCAAAATTCAAATCGTTCAATACCGAATTGAATGCAAACAAAGTTGATTTTGCTAAAAGCGCATTAATTGCTGCGCCCGCATTAGATCTACCTGCTATAGAAGACATCGGAGCACCAACTCTTGTTGCTAAAAATGATAAGCCGGTACCTACAGACGGTCCTTCTGATATAATGGGTATGGTTAAGGACGCATTATTAGGTTTGTTAGGTGGAGCTAAGGTATTTGATACACTTAAATCTCTAGGATTATTTTTTGGTACGACTGCTGGATTGGCTCTATTAGCTTTCGCCGGAACCTCGCTTGTTTTATATAAGTCTTTAGAAGAATTAACCAAAGCGATTATGAACGATCCAGATTTTAAAAAAATCATGGAAAGAGATGCTGGTAAAACGGATCCCGAATTAAGACAAGAAAATGTCAATAGGATGAGTGAGAAAAATAATCCTGTCGCAAGAGCTCAAACATATAAAAACCAAGAAGAATTTTTTGCCAATAATACTCTTGGTGATGACGGTAAGCCAATTAAGGTAGGAGATATTCGTGGTAGAATAAAAGATGGCGGTAATGAAATAGTAACTCTTAAGGAAAAATTAAAAGACGGAACGGCCTATATCAACATCACTACTGGAGAAAAATATCTTTCGGCGGATTATAAAGAAGGTAAATTATTAACTACTCCGACTCCGCCGCCGGCGGCGGTAACTAAACCGGAAGCAGGTGCATCTCCTGCACAGATGGCTCCTGCTGCGCCAGCACCTGTTTTAACTTCAACTTCTGATAGTGATATAGAAACACCTGCTCAAAAATCTCAGCGGAATCGACAAAAAGCAAAACCGGAAATGACAGGTTCTCCTGCTAAATCGACTCCATCACCCGCAAGCGCGGCCGCGTCACCTACAGCGTCTGCTCCTACTCCTCCTTCGTCTTCGGAAGGGAAACCGCCAGCTGAACCGACTGGCGAAGCTCCTGGCGCTGGTGTTGATGGCGCTCCTGGCGTTACTCCACAAGTAGACAATCGTAGTTGGTTACAAAAAACATTAGGGATGCCTGCGCGCGGTAGAAACGCACCTGCAGCTAAAAATTCAGAAGATCTTAAACCTAAGGGCGATGGTGCTTATGCAGATCAGAGTCAGGCCCGAGATCGTGCTAAACTTCAAGAAGGGATGTCGCGCAATCCGATAACCGGAGAAAAGTTAAAAGGAACAGGAACGCCAGCTTTACGTCAACGAGCTCGAGGTCAAGTCATAGCTAATGCAGGTCGAGAAAACAAAGCTGGATTTGAAAGAATACAATTTGGTGCTGGTGGAGAAGATTATGGTGCGCGCAATCAAACCACATACGGCGAAAAAACTATTGGTGGTATGAAAACAAGCGTTCCGATATATTACAATCCAGTAACTGATAAATCATTTTCTCCGGAAGCAGTAATCAAATCTTCGGAACGCACACGTCCAGAAATGCTTCGTGGTAGAATGGAACAATTTGATAGACAACAAGCTACAGCTGCTATACAAGCAGGAGAAAACACACGCATACGTTCTTCTGTGAAACCCTTACAGCCAGTCGTCATGAACAATTCTTCTTCAACGAACAATGGATCGGTCGCAGGATCAGAAGCTGATAACATGTCTGGACAGAATTTTCCTATGAACGCAAACAATCCTAATCTACAGAAGATTATAGCTCAACAGAACGTTCATTATCAATAAAAAAAGGGGAGCCGAAGCTCCCCAGTTAAATCACAGGTGAAAGGAATAATTCCTGTGACTATTCGTCATCCTCAGCGAGCTTATTGAAAAACTCGAGATCGTCATCGTCCGACTTGATATTCTTCGGAGCAGAAGCCGTCTTACCAACTGAAGGCGATGCAGCTGGACGAGAAGTTCTCTCGAACGGCATATCATCGGTTTCATCATTACGCCGCGGAGAAGAAGATTCCGAAAGAACCTTATCGAGCTTGCGCTTCAGTTCATCATAGCTCTTGAACTTATCAGGGGCAACCATTTCAGACAACGAGTACTGTGTCTTCCACAGAGCTTCCATGTTGTCGTCATCATCAGACAGCGGAGCTGAATCTTCAAACTCTGACTTGTCGTAGTTGCGATAACCCTCAACCTTACGAATCTTGAGCTTGAAGTTAGCACCAGCCCAAAGATCAAATGGATTGACTGGAGTTTCGTCCTCGAACTGAGGATTCATCTTCTCGTTGATCTTATCGAAGATCTTCTTACCAAACTTATAGAGGAATACCTTACCCTCGTTCTCAGGATGAGCAGGATCCTTAACGATATAGATATTGGCGATGTAAGTCAAACGACGCTTGCGCTGACGAACAATATCCTTATCCTTATCATTACCTGAGTTCCACAGCTTGGTATTCATTTCTGAAACTGGATCGGGCTGATTAAGAGTCGTCAGTGAGTTTTCGATATACCATCCACCTGGACCTTGGAATCCGTGATTCCACAGACGAACCCAGGGCAGTTCTTCATTCTGCGGTGCAGGAAGGAAGCGAATGACAGCATAGCCGTTACCAGCCTTATCAACTTCGGGCTGCCAGAAGCGATCATCTGCTGACGAAGATCCTTCCTTATTAGCGAGCTTGTTGATTTCTTTAGTGAGGCGCTCGAGCGAAGAAGTGCGTTGACGCTTGAGAGCCGAGAAAGATTCGTTCATTTGTATGTCTCCGTTGTATGTGTTGTATGATAGATATTCGTCTTATCCACAGTAATCATAATATATCTTATATAGCTCGATGTCAAGACGAAAATACATCTCGCATAACTTTTTTTATCGTAGACCTCTCGATATTCACGAAGGGGCGATACTTATTTAATTGGCGATACATCTCTGGCCAGATGATTGTGTCATCGATTTCATTGTTCCATTTGTTGAGAACATCAAACGCAATATCAAAAGCGATAACAGTTTCAGCTGTGATCTTACTAGCCATATAGAACTTCAGTAGGATGGGATGAGTATCTTCTACTAGCAAGATGCGAGATGCATTATTGTTGCAGTTATCCATTATCTTTTCGAGATCATCTTTTAAGAAATATGAAAATGACTCGATACGCTTACACCATGCAAGATAAACTTTTTCGGATTCTGGACCAGACATTTCACCGATCCAACGAACACCAGCCTGAGATACGAAGTTAGCAACGAAGAAGTTAGTTAACTCGTCATCATTATACTTGCGTTCTAACTTACGGAATAGAAACTGATCGCGACGTTTGAGGAATGATTCTTCACTGATCTTGCGAATCTTGCCACCATACTTCACGAAGTCATAGTCGCTTGTGAAATGCAGTTTCAGAGCTTGATATCGCTGATATGCTTTCATTCCTTCCATCAAATTGGCAATCGCGATCCAGTACGTTTCATGAGATTAAGGGAAGTCGCTTCAGCGGAAAGCAGCTTTCGCATTGTAGGAGTCATGAGCTTCGACACGCTTTCGAATTCAAGCCCAGTCTTTTCACACACATCTGTAATAGCTTCTAGATAGCTCATTCGCTTTTCGGAAATACGAAATTCTACCATGCTGCAGAATGTGTTTGTACTCAATATGCTTGCTACTTGCTGAGATTCATTCACTTATCATATCCTTCGTATGGAGTTTGCGGCCGACGAGTTTCTTCAAGCGCACCGAGAATCCCAGTTGCTCCGCCGTGATCTTTACGAACGATATCTTCAGATAATGCTTCTGGATAATATAGTTCTAATGCGACGCAATCTTGGATGCAAACAAATTTATGAAATTCGCCAGGACGAACAGTAGTAAAGTCGCCTGCTCTGAGAACAGTGATGTCGGTGAGCTTGTAATTACTTTTTGATACATGAATTTCCAACACTCCTGAGATGACATAGAATCCGTTCCACTTATGTTCATGCTTATGCTCCGAGCAACGATAACCAGCCTTGATATTAATCTTATGCAGTTCGACCAAGCTATTCTGAATAAGAACGCTCGTGTCTCCCCAAACTTTTCCTACGATATTAGCCACGATTCAAACTCCGTTTAGAAACACAATCCAACTCAACTATATCATATAGTAGTTTCTCGAAGTTGTCAAGACGAATCATGTTTGGACCATCACTAGGCGCATTGTCTGGATCATCATGAACTTCCATGAACAAAGCAGCAACACCAACAGCAACAGCAGCACGAGCCATAGTAGAAACATACTGTCGTTGTCCACCAGAACTTGTGCCGTTACCACCAGGAAGCTGAACAGCATGAGTACAATCCATAACGACTGGATAGTTCATCTGCTTCATGATCTCAAGTGATCTCATATCAACGACTAGATTGTTATATCCAAACGTGGTACCTCGTTCAGTGACCATGATTTTATTGCAGCCAAATTTCTCGAGCTTCTTTACTACATTGGTCATTTCTTGAGGCGAAAGGAATTGTCCTTTCTTTACGTTGACTGGTCGTCCGCTTTCAGCAGCAGCTTGAAGGAGATCAGTCTGTCGACAGAGGAACGCAGGGATCTGAATGATATCAGCATTAACTGCATCACATTGCCAGGATTCGTGAACGTCCGTGAGTACTTGGATACCCCGACCACGGACGGCCTCCATTCCGTAAAACGCCTCGTCGAAGCCGCTACCCCTGTAACTATCTGCGGAACTTCGATTCGCTTTATCGAAAGAGGTCTTATAAATGAAATTGATTTCCCTGTCAAACTTTTGCCCAACAGTAGTACATGCTTCTTTCAGAGCAAGCGCCATTTCGAGCGCATGCGCCGGATCTTCAAAGATGCAAGGTCCAGCAATTATGCTTAGAGGTTTATCATTTCCACAGTTATCATAGAACATGTTTAATCCCACAAATTTTGATAATACTTGCCAAACAAACGCAAACCATTAGTTATGCGATCCTGAACTAATTTGCTACCTTCCCAGTCGACTTTACATCCAGAAGCTTCTACCTGCAACGTGTGGAACGCATCATCCCAATCAGTATTGATTGTTTCGAACGTCCAGATCATTTCATCAAGAACCCAATCCCAACGATCAAAATGAAATTCGTCTGTATCCCATTCTTCTGTTTTAGGTTTAGCAGAGGTGGAGCGAATATGCTCAGGAACATCATCGTCAGTTATATATGGCGCACCATGCTTTGTTGCTTTCAGCTGCACAAGCATAGGATGAATGATATAAGCGAGAGTAGAGTCCATAGACCATGTGTCGTAAGGATCGATACGAATCTTTACTTTCCGCTTCTTACGCTCGTGGATCCAATTACAGAACTTCCCGACGCATGTACCACTGAGCCACTTACCAAACTTATCGCACGCTCTATAATCCCAACGATTATATATCGCAGGATCGTCAGAAGAAATGCCTCGACGATCAACCCAAAAGAAGATTTTGTCTGCGATCTGATATGGTCCGATCCAGTTTGTGTAAGGACCAATGCGAACTTTCATAACGATTACTTTCCAGCTTGTTCGGTGAGCAGTTGTGTCACGTTTTTAACTGTCGGATCACTGATATCATCAACGAACATCATGAGTTTCTTAGCTTTAGCAATAACTTCTTCGTCGGTTGGATACGGAGTATGCGTACGAAGCTTAGGTTTCATTTCTTGAGCGACCATATGTTCGTGATCGCACATACTTACAGCCATCCGAAGAACTGATAGTCGAATATTCTTATCACTTTCGCTGGTCATGATATATCCTTTGTGAATTAAGTGGTGAGTTTATTCTGTTTCCAAGGAAACTCACCGAAAACTCATTCAGACTAAGCCGCTAGGCGAACCTGAGATGCAACATTATCGTTGGCTGCATTTAGTTTTTTGCTTTGGTCTCCTCGCACCTTTCTACGTCCGTCGAAACCTTTCACCCCCATCAAAAACAGAGAACTCTCCATGCCTTCACGGCGATCAATCCGTTATCTCACTTCGTAGAGCCAGCGTCCTGTTTCTCTGCTTGTGGTGGAGGTGGGGGTATTGAAACCCCGTCCGAACCATATATTACTTACGTCTCAACGACCTTAGCATAGTATATATTAACTGGCTTTGCTCTGTTTGTCAAGAACAATACTTCTCCGCCATTCATATTGATCACGAATTCGTATGAGCGGCCGCACGTAGTCGTTACGATCGCCTTCGAACACTTCTATCTCGCCTTCATCGGAAACCATGATGATGGCAAACTTACGAGTCAATATGCCAGTGTGTTCTTCGAACATAATAGAATATGCAGTAGCCTGTATGAAGTAATCCTTGATCATATCAGCCTTCTTAATCTGTCTGGCTGTTTTGAAATCGATTACTGTAGGCTCGCCTTTCCATTCACAGATAAGATCTGCTGTGCCTGCGATGCGAAGAATGTCTGAGAACATAGGGGATTCTGACGCATATATCAATCCTAGATGCTCGTCGATCAAAGGCTTCACTAGCTTGAATCGAGCATATTGATCAGGCATCGTATTCTGTGGAGTGACTTCATCACCTAACACATACTTTTCCATAACGGCATGCAGAGCAGTTCCGCGTCTGGCAGCCTGAGAACTAATCTTATTAGCTTCCGCTTCTCCCACGCGAGAGCGCCATTCTGCGATCATCTTTTTCTTTTCAGGCTGATCGCCAAGCAATGTTGTTATAGATGGATAGACGTTGCCATCTGGGGTTTCATAGCGTCTCCCAGATGGCGTGTTTATTTGACGGGCGCGAGGCAAGTCAATCGTTGGATCATAATCAAATTTCATACTATTATATATTACACGACGAGGCCGCGCTCCTCAAGATCTGCTCTCGTTATGATATAATCTTTAACGAATCCAGATCGAACAACATCATTCTTATCAAACTTCACGATCTCAAATGACTTCATTCGTTCTGCAATCTTAAGAAGATTACCCATACCGCTTCCTTCGCGAGTATAGTCTTTCTGATTAAAATCACCGCAGAAGATAACACGACATCCTTCGCCAACGCGAGTCATTACCGTATGGATTTCGTGATCCGATAGATTCTGACACTCGTCAATGATAATGATGTTATCGCGGAACGTTGTACCACGTAGGAACGATGTTGTATCAAAGTGAATATATCCGTTCTGCTTCATCGTCTCATATGATTTATCACAGAGCTCCGAAATGATACCTTGATATGGGCCTTCGTATGCAGCAGCTTTATCTTTTGCTGAGCCTGGTAAAAATCCCATATCTCTAGTAGGCACAACGCTGCGCAGGATCATGATGGGCTTTGGTCCATCACCATTAAGCATAGCGTTCAGAGCAAGATACATTGCTAAGAATGTCTTACCTGTTCCGGCACAACCGTGAAGAATGAGATTTTTATCGTTGTCAAATGCTTCAACGACTAATCGCTGGGCAGCAGTTTTAGGGACTACGCGACGAAGAATAGGAACAGCAGGTTGTCGATAACCTGTGGACTTTATCTTCTTTTTTGTTTTTCGTTCTTTTCTTGTCAAATACTTACTGGCTTCAGCTTCAAGGAATTGTTCGTCGATGATTGCAGCTACCGATTGAGGTATCATGTCTGCTCCGCTGTTGTTATAATTTGTTATAGGGAACATAACGAAATATGAACGAGTTACTGGTCGCGTGGTCCTCCTTAGAATGTGTTGACTGTTGAGCGTGGATGGCGTTTCTTAATCGTCTTAAGAATGTCGCGGAAGCCCGAGTCCGGCTTATTTTTGCCAGACGAAACGCCGCTAAC